TCAGCAAGGGTTGGTTCTGAACGTCATGTGAGTATATCGGCCAGCGCGGTCACCGACGACGGCTGATCCGCGCCTTGGCCGCCGCCTCTTCCCTCGCTTTGGACTCGGCCTGGAGTTGCTCGTGCAACAGGCGGCACTCGCGCTGTAGCTGGTCGAAGGTCATGCCGTTCACGTCGGCAAGCGTGATGCCGTTGCCGTGATAGCGAAGGAAGAACGACTGCTTCTCGATCGTCGCGCGATCAACGGGCGGCTGGGCGAAGAAAGTCCGCGCCGAACGGCATATCCAGCTCGACGGCTGCCTCGCACCTCTCGCAAGTCGGGCGGATGGTCGTGTCGACTCCGAAGTCGTGCCGGTCCAACGCCTCACGGATCGCGACAAGATCCTGAGCGGTGAACTGGCGCACGAGGTCCATGCGCTGGACGGGGTTCGTAACGGTCTCGCCATCGATCGCCACGATGATCTGCCTGAGCTGGTCCTGAATCGGCGTGCCGCTGTGGCCGCGCGCTTCCGCGTCCTTGGCCGCGCGCACGACCGCGTGCTCGTCCTGGGGGCGTAGCAGTCGGATCCCGACAGTCACCCCGAGATCCGGCAGCTTGACGTCGATCGGCTCGTGAACCTCATCCGACAGGATCTTCTCGCTCAGCTCCTCCACGATGTTGATCGGGCGCTTCGGGTTGCGGTGCCGACATTCCGGGCATTGGAACTGGATCTGGTAGAGCGGGCCGAACGTGTGCGTGCGGATCGACAGCAGGAGGAACATGCGGTCTGCCACGAGCAGATGCTCCGGGTCGAAGCCTTCGGGCAGTCTGGCACACCGGGCCAACACCTTGCTGATGCGCGTGAGCGCGCTGCCTCCCGAACTCGACAGGATCTCGTCCTCCTGGATCAGCATCTTGCGAAGCTGGACGCGCCCTTCGGGGATTGGCGGCGTCTTGATGACCGCGGTCGGGCCGTATAGGTGGCCGCGCGACGGGAGTTGAATCTCGACGTAGGCGATGTCCGGGGTCTTGAGAGTCGGGGCGGCAGGTGCTGCCGGTTGGGTTTTGGGCTTCACGGAGACCTCTTCGACGAAGGGGGTTCCCGCAGTGACACAGTGTCACTGCGGAGCGGCCCGCGATCGTAGCGCCGGGAGGAAAGGAGGGCGAGGAGCTTGTCCTCGCCCTCGGTCGCTTGCACGACACGCAGACTCGACGCGCCCGGCAAACCCCGAACCGAGCGCGGCGCTCGACGTCCCGAGTCTACCCGGTTGATGCCGAGGTCGGAAGCTCCTTGGACTTCTGGTAGTGGCGTTCCGCGGTGGCTCGCCGGCAGGCCACGCACACCCGGTATCCGTTCGAGTCGATCCTGGTGTTCTCCGACCACAGGTGCCCGTGACGGCAGTGCGTCTCGGACTTCGGAGTGTGAACCGCATTGTGCCGGTTGTTACAAAACCGACAGACCTTGTGGCCTTTCGGGTTCACGTAGGTGCTGGCCTTCGTGAAGCGATGGCCGTGCGGGCAGTGCGTCGCGTTGACCTTCGGGCGTCCGCCGCGATACCGACCCTTCCGCATCGCGTCCAGCACGTTGTCCTGCTGCGTCCCGAGGAACAGGTGAGTCAGGCGCACACACAACGGGTTGTCACAGCGATGCAGGACGAACATCCCGCCCGGGATCGGACCCATCGCAAGCACCCAGGCCACGCGGTGTGCCTTCTGCAGCTTGCCTTCAAACTGGAAAATGCCGTAGCCATGACCAGTTTTCGCCGCAGTCCACTCCCAGCACTTGTCTGACTTCGAGACCTTCGACCAGAAACGATCCATACCGGGATCGTGACGCGGTCAGGCCCACGAGTCAAGCAAGTTCTACGGAACGAACCTTGGGATAAACTTGTCGTAGGTGAGCGTGATCGTGATGTTCACGCCGTCCTCGCCGGCCATGTCGATCTCGCCGCCGTCGAACGCACTCGGCCAGACGCCCTGCAGCTCGTATTCCCGCTCCAGGTCGCCGGTCGGGCTGAACAAGACGATGCGGGCCTGACGCTTCGCGAGCGCCACGCGGCCGACCTTGCCCGTGACCGGGTCGTAGCAGAGCTGCCGCCAGCGGAGCAAGATGCCCGCCACGTTCCGGTCGACGTAGTCGCGCAAGACGATGCTCAGGTCGTCGAACGTGACGTTGCCGGGGAACTTGCGCGACTCGTTGAGCCAACGCACCTCGATGATGCCCTGGCTCTGCTTCGGGATCGGGAAGCTCGACAGGGACAACGTGATGACGTTGTCGGTGTTTCCGTCCAGGCCCACGATGTAGAGCAGGCCGTTGTTCTGGCGTTGCAACTCGAACTCGGCCGGAGCCTGTCCGCCGATGTGCTGTGCGGTTAGTGATTCCAGTGGCATGTTTGCAGTCCTCGGTTGGTTGGCGAAGTAGTCCCGATCGCCGATCAGGCGGTGAACTCCACCCCCGTGCTGAACACGGCGAACTCGACCTCGATCGACTCGGCGGCGTCGATCGGGCGCAGGAACAGTTGACCGACCATCTTGCGCTGCGCGCGCACTTCTGGCGGGTTGTTCTCCTCGTCGCACTTCACCGTCGAGTCGGCCTCCAAGCCGCCCGCGTTGATGAGCGCGTTGATGAGCGGCTGGACGAGCTGCTCGAAGTCGCGCCGGGTCGACGAGTTGTTCGGGTCGAAGTGCAGGAAGCGCACGGCCTCGACCACCAGCTTCTTCAGGTAGATGACCATGCGCTTGACGTGGATCGAGTCGAGCAGACCCGGCCCGCGCTGCAGCGTGCGGTTCCCGTAGAACACGATGGACTGCGACGTCGGCGAGATGAACTCGACGAGCGGGTTGACCCGGTTGTTGCCACCGAGCAACAGGTCACGGTCGGCGAGCATCGGCGACAGCTCAACCCGGTCGAACACCGGCAAGACGCCGCGCTTGTGGCCCGCGGGCGCGAACCACGGCCCCGGGTTGTTGTCGGCGAACGCGAGCACCGTGACGAGGCCGACACTCGGCGGCAGCCAGACGTTCTTCCGGAGGTAGTCGCTGAACACCCGGCCCCACGACCACGTCAGGATCCCGACGTTCGTGTCGAGTGGGGCGGTCGGGCTGTTCGGGATCTCGAAGTTGTCGCCGTTGTGCCAGTCGATCACCTGCGCGACCGTCAGGCCGAACGGCGGGTCGATCAGCACGACGCAGTCGTCACGGAACACGGCCGTCGCGAGCATCGCGGCGATCACGTCCTTGTGCGACATGCCCGGGATCATGAGCACGTTGAAGTCGACGCGCTCCGCATTCTCCGCCGCCTTGAGCCCCGTCGCGGTCGCGCCCGACGACGTGCCGATGTAGTCGGCGGTCGTCAGGTCCGTGATGCCGTCCGCGCCAGCGGTCGTCGTGCCGAGCGTGACGGTCTGGCCCAGGTTGGGCTCGTATGGCTGCACGACCGCGACCGTGACGTAGGTGCTCGGGCGGACCTCGCCGCGCACGCCCTCGTTCACGACCGTCTCGACGAAGCGCGCGCTGGCCGAGTCGTTCGTCAGGTTCTTGAACCGCTCGACGACCTGGAGCGTGCCTTCGTTGTCGACCGGGGCCTCGACCAGCAGGTCGTATCGGCCAGCCGGCGCGCCCATCACGGTCGTGGCCTGCGTGCGGACGCGGACCGAGTTGCCCCACGAGCCAGGAGTCGCGGCCGAGACGGTGAGCACGGAGGTGTCCGCGCCGTAGGCCGGCGTGACGCCTCCGGTCATACCGACCACCGCGATGCGTGCGCCCGCGGTCGACTCGGTCACGGCGACGTTGCCCGCTGCGGTCTGCACTTCGTTCAGCAGGCTCACAACCGGGTTGGCCGGCACGATGTTCTCGCTCGCCGCGATGTTGTAGCTCGCGAGCGCGTTGATCGCGGCGCGCAAGTTGGTGGCGGTCGCGGCCTTGTTCGCGCCGATCGCGACGGCCACACGACCCGAGGTCACGCCAGCGTTCGTGCCGCCAGACATGCCCGTCGCGGTCGCGTTCGTCAGGCCCTCGACGATCGCGACATTGCCCTGCGTCCCCGCCACGTCGTTCACCAGCGAGACCGTGCCGGGCGTGCCGTTGGCCGCGGTGAGGCGGAACCCGGTCTGCGCGTTGATCGCGTTGAACAGGTTCGTAGCACAGGCGTTGCCCGTGCCGCCAAGCAGGACCGCGATGTTGCCCGGAGTCCCGGCCGCGAGGTTCTCGCCGCCCGAGAAGTCGACCTTCGTGATGTTCGTGCCCGTCTCGGTGATGACCGTGTTGCCGGCCGTCCCGACGATGTCCTGCGTCAGGTTGACCAGACCCGATCCGCCGTCGACCGCCGTGATGGCAAGCGTCGGATGCAGGTTGATCGCGCTCACGAGGTTCGCCGCGCTCAGCGCGTTCGTGCCGCCGATCGCGACCGCCACGTCGCCCGTCAAGGCCGCGTTGTTGTCGAACTCGAACACAACCGTGCGCCCGGCCGCGTCGATGAGCGTGATCTTGTCGCCGTCGGCCGCGTTGCCGACCGCAATCGTGACCGAGCCCGTAGCCGCAGTGGCCGAGTCGAACTCGAAGGTGCGTGCGACGAACCCGTCGTTGATGATGACGGTCTCGCCGTCCACCGGGAGTCCCGTGAACACGATCGAGCCGGTGGCCGCAACGGCCGTATCGAACTCGAAGATCTTGGAGGTCGTGCCATCCGAGATCGTGACGATGTCGGCGTCGTTCGGCGGCGCGAGGGGGAGGCGTATGCGCCAGGGACCGAAACTGGCTTGCCCAGCACACTGGACACGGCAGTCGCGACGGAAACGCCGGCCACCCGGTTGTAGACGAGTGCGTTGCCGTTCTTGAGGAACTCGATCGCCGCCAGGATGCCAAGGTCGGTCTCGACTGGCATGCCGAACGTGCGAATGAGCTGTTGCTCGGACGAGATCCTGGTCGGCGTGTTGACCGGACCCTTGGTGGCCGCGCCCAAGATGCAGGGCGTGGTCCGGCTCACCTCCACCGCGACCTGCGTCAGTTGCAGCTCGCTCGTGTAGATGCCGGGGGAAACGCGAAGTGCCATTGGTTGCTCCTAGCCGATTCAGCTTTGCGGAACGATGCGCACTCGGCCGGCCGCCACGAGGTCGTGGGTTCGCCGACCGACCCGATCCACCAGGACCGGGCGTGATTTGCCGCGCGGCTCCAGCCGGAGCCCCGTGACCGTGCCGCCCTCGTCGAGGACGGAAACCTCCAGCGCCTGCGCCATCAGATTCTCGATGACCACGGAGAACTGCTGAAGGGCGTGCTCCCGCTTGGGCTCCGCCACCGCAGCCGGCGCGGGGGCGGCCACGTCCGCCCTCGGGGCGGGGGGCCGTCGGTCCTCACGTCGGTCTCGGTTTCGAGTCATGCAGAAGCTCGGGGATGTGCGAGAGTCTACCCAGCCGCCGCCTTCGGAGCTACTGCCAACGTCGAGCGCATCGGGGTCCGACGGCGATACGGGCAATCCGGACAGAAGTGGCCGTAGTGCTGGTTTTCCGGCGCGAACGCCATGGGGCCTCCCCGCGCGATGCTCGCGACCAGTTGAGCTTCGTGCCTCACGGCCGAAACGTCGACCGGCAGGCCGTCCTTGAACGCTTGCTCGACCCGCGACTGCGCGCGTTTCGACCACGACGCGACCAGCTTGGCAAGGTCAGCTCCGCGGCATTTGCAGGAATCCGGGGTGAGCTTCGTGTGGTCCATCAGAGCAGTCGTGGGCGCAAGCCGCCCGCGTAGGGTTGGAGAAACACGGTCGTCGGCACAAGGCCAGGAGGCAGGGAGATCGCGACCGAGCCAGCACGAGGCTGCACGACCTCGACGTAGCCCACCTCGCTATCTGCGTCGAACGTGCGCGCGAGCGTGTGCAATGGCGTCACGTCGTCGTCTTCGAGCCTGATTTCGTGTTGGCCAGCCGACGCGGTCAGCACGACCACCAAATACGAGGTCGACCGATCGAGGCCGTTCCACGAGTGCTTCGTCGTGCCGAACAGACCAGGGCCCGTCCCGGTCGCTGATTGACGTGCCCCGCTGAACAGGTGACGCACCGACACGTCGGCGAAGCTCAAGTCGGCGAGGATCGCACGGCCCTCCCAAGACAGCGTGAAGATCGGAGCGTCGACCAACGTGAGGAACTGCAGGTCGACCCACAGCGACGTCGCGGGCAGCACAACCTCTCGCGCAAGGGTCCAGGCCACGGGCGATTCGTTGCCGGGCCGCTGGAATAGCCTGAGCCCGACCTCCGCCGTCGACTTGTAGCGAAGTGCAACCGACAGGATCGCGACGTCGTGCGGGGCCGCGTCGATCCGGACCGGACGGTTCGCAATGCCGATCTGATCTTGCACGCTCCGCACAGTTCCCCGGATCACCGAGTCGATCGGCACGTCGTCCGGGTTCGTATCGCCAGCACGAACAGTCGCGCCGCCCGACCGCGGCCACTTCTCCGCGATCGCATCGCCCGAGTAATACTTCGTGTAGAGGTTGTCGCTCATGCCCGGGAAGTGCGGCACGTCAGGCGCGCGTTCGAACGGGTTCACCTCTGAGGTGTCACCGTGGTGCGCTATCGTCGTGGGCACCGACGCGACGTTGACCGGCTCATCCTGGATCACGTCCGGGCGGAAGTGCAGCATGCGCATGCGAAACGAGATCTCGTAGCGGATCGCACGAGCTTGCGGGTCACCCTCCAGGTCGGACTGGTCCGCCACGCCATCGAGCTGCAGAGCCTGCCATTGCGTGTTCCACGGTTCAAGGTGCTCGACCGGGATGAGCACTTCGCGATCGGCCGCGCCCAGCTTCCCAAGCTGGGAGAACAGCCACTCCTGCATGAACGCTTCGGTGTATCGCTTCGAGCACCAGAAGGTCGCGCGGATCGGCAGCCAGTAGGTGCCGGGCCACTGGTGCGACTCCCACTTGAGCGTGGACTGATTGAAGAAACTGCGGGCGAAACGCTTCGGCACCGACGCGGCCGTCGTGTCGATCTCCGGATCGCCGCGCTCATACGTGACGATCGGCAGCGGGAGGACCGCGAAGTCACCGGCCTTCTGCCGGATCTCCTCAGCAGTCCCGACGTCGATCCAGCCGTGATGCACGAGCAGGTCCACGACCGTCGCGAACGAACGCTCACGAGTCGCCATCGTCCGGAGAATCGGGAAGTTCAGCCGGGTCGGATACGACGCCTTGAACGGGAAACCGTCCGGGAAATCGGTCGGCCCGCCGTAGTCAACGCGCAGGGTGCCGAGCCACGAATAGAAGGCAGCGATGTGCCGACGGATCGTGTCTTCATAGCTCGCCGGGGTGGCCATCAGCTCTCCTCGCTCACCATTGATTTCTTGCCGTGAACGACCTCACGAACGAGCGCGACGTCGAACAACTGCGCCGCGATCCAGTTGAAGAATGTGGCAACGTCCAGGATGGGACGAGGCAAGCGCGGAACGTCCGCGACGAATCCGACCGGGGTGCCGTGGATTCGCTCGTTCAGGTAGATGCTCGCGCGGCGTGCGTCAGAACGAGTGTGCTCCGGACAGATGAAGACGGACTTGCCCCCGACCAACACGACTAGCGCGTGAATGGCCTTGCTCACCAAGTGCTCCGGTATCGACTTCGGATCGATCCCTTCGAGCAGGAACGCGCGGGAGATATGCACGCCGAAGCCAAGGTCCACGTCCAGCTCGACGCGGTTCGCGCCGTGGACGCGCTGGACGCGCGCCGGCAGGAGCTTCTCGGCGAGAATCATGAGCCTGGGTGGTGATGTCGGCAGTTCAACACGAGGTAGAGGCGAAGGTTCGTGTTCCTCCAGAAGCCGGTCGTCTCGAACTGCAAGACCTCATACAGGTCGTTGTCCCAAATGAAACGGTCACCTTGCGTCACGGTCACGCCGAGCTTGTCGAGTAGCGACACCGGGATCGTCAGGAGCAGGTCGCGAACTTCGTCAAAGCCCAGCTTCTTCAGCTCCTTCTCCTTGGCCTCGCGCCTGACCTGCGCGTGAATCCTGAGTGGGGTCATGAACTTCTCCGGATTGACCGCCCTGCGGTCACCCGAGAGATGTGGCTGCTTCCAGCCGCCGGTCAGCGCGGCGTTGTCCACGGCTTCGCCGAGCACCGGGTCGAACGTGGTCCCGCCCGCCGTTCCACTGACTGACTCCGTGTCAACGTCTCCCGTCGCGGACTTGGGCACGACCGTCACGCCCTTGCTCAGGCAGTAGTAGGTTACCTCCGGGTAGAAGCGCGCCCACTTCTCCTCGATTATGCGGATCGCGGTCAGGACGTCCCGGTCATACGCCTTCGGGAACTCCGTCGGGTGAGTGAAGTCTTCGGGGAGGTAAGCCATCAAAGACCTCCCGCAATAGCTTTGCGAACTTCGCGCACGACGCGGCGAGCGATCCGGACACGAACGGCCGACGCTTCCTTCCGCATGAGCTTGAGGTGCGGCTCCCAGTGCGGGCGCGGCGGGATCCCCATCTTGTGCGAGCCGTGCTCCAGCACACGAGCCACCCGGTTCAACGTGATGTCCTGTGTCTTGCCGTCCAGGTCACGCGCGCGAAAAA